AAGGCGGGGTGGTCGCCTGCACCGGTCAGGTCCATCGCTGCGCGGAAGTCCTGCGCCAGCTTCGCGTTGCCCATGGAATCTAGCATTCGGGAGACGGCAACGTTCACCTCCCCGCCAGGACCAAGCTTTCCGCCGATGTCGGGGAGGGCTTTGGTCTGCGTTTGCCAATCGGCCCGCATCTGGTTGACAGTCTGCTGGGCTTGGTTGGCGGTTTCGATTGCGTGCTTGCCGTAGAAGTCGACGAAGGCCTGCGCTTGCTCCTGCGAAAGGCCGGCCGCTTTGAACATCGGCATGGCTTCATCCATCACGCCCTTGTCGAGTTCGTAGCCTTCGGGAAGGGTAAAGGCAGCATAGGTCTCGGGCGCACCGGCGGGCTTCGCCGCGTCCTTCGCGGGCTCCGTTGGCTTCGGCGGCTCAGTCTTCGCCGGCTCAGGCTGGTTCAGCAGCGTCGGTGGGTCGCTCGGCGTAGATGTCGGCGTAGGCGGGGTCGAGGGCTCCGCCGGCGACGGTGGTGTCGTCTGGGTCGGCGGGGTTGCGGTCGGGTCGTCGGCCATCTTCAGCGTTCCTTTCTTGGAGCATCAGCAAGTAGAGGTCCGGACAGGAAGAAAGGATCTCGGCTTGAAGCAGAAGTCCTGCGTTTCGCTGTCCGGCATTGAAAGCGTGGATGTTTGGGTCCGGGTCGAAGCCGGAGTGATGGACGTTAAGAGCAGCCAGCTTGCGCCACATCCAAGCGCGGCCAGGAGGAGTTGAGAGGAGATTGCGGAGGACCTCGGCATCGGCTCGCTCGATAAGAGCAGCAGCGCGCTTGGCGGCTCGGATGGATTTGGGGTCGGAGGCATCATCCACCGCGCTGCCTCATAGGTTGCTTCTGCTCAGTATACGATTGAGCGATCTCCTCCCCCGTAAGAGGGATACTGGCCATCACTGGAACGCCCTTCTTGAATTTGGGGTTTGGGAGCCTACAGGTATTGCAGGCATAGCGGGCACCCTGCTGTATATTATTCGTTCCATCCGATGATGGATAGACCAACGGCCATTCACCCATTGATCGCATAGGCTTACCACAGCCATTGCACAGAATTGTGAGATTGAAGAAATCGGTCATGCTGCTCGTCCTCCTACAAGGGCTTGGAGTGCGTTCTGCCCACCACCAACCGGGGCCTGGGCGAGGTTCTTCGCACCGGCCGATAGCTGCTCGGCTTGGGCGGCTTTTTGCTGCTGCTCGGCCTGCGCTTGGCGGTTGGCGCGGATGGTTGCCAGCTGCCCCGGCGAGCGAATCAGCCGCGGCGGGTTGTGGAGGAGTGCGGAGGTCTGATCGAGGCCGTAGTCGAAGTCGACGTTGTCGCCGATCGCTGGGTCCACACCCATCATGGTCATCGCGGAGTTCATGATGCGTTCGATGTTCGCGGCTTTCGCTGCGTCCTGCGACATCTCCAACATGGAGACGAATTGGATGTCGAGGCCGTGGCCGGCGATCTCGGCCGGGGCCGGCGGGAAGATCCCTGCACGGTGGGCGATGCCGAAGGTGCGGGTGATGGCGGCCGCGAAGAGTTCCTGCTGAAGCCGCTCGAACACCGGGCCGATCATGAGGAAGGCCTCCGCGCGGCGTGCGTCGATTTCGGTTGCGGAGACGTTCGACCGCGTCTCGTACTGGGTAATCGTCTGGAAGATGTCGTTGAAGAAGATGTTCTTGATCCGCCCACGGACCTCGTTCAGGTCCTCCATCATTCCTTTGATGTCTGGGTTGACGAGATAGGCCGGTGCGAAGCCTGGCGGTTGGTCGACATCACCCCCGCGACGTAGGTCACGCCGCCAGGGAGGAGCGAGGCGGGTTGGTTCTTCAGCTGAATGTCCGCAACCATCGGCGGGTTCACGTGCTTGTCGATCGCCTGCGCCTTCCGCCGCTGCTCCAGCTGAAGCTGTCGCACATCAGGCAGGCCATCCATAGCTGGGCTGCGACCGTATGCATCGTTAGAGACCAGATCCCAGCGTGGAGTGATGTGAGGCTTTTCGAAATATCCTCGGCTGCGAAGTAGGCCTGGGCTGTAGCTGCTGCCGCCCTGCGGGCTGGCGCTGCCTCCCCATTCCCAGTAGCATTCGCGGTATTTGAAGCGAGAAGGAATTCCAAAATCTCGGCCATCGTTGTTGGGCTCGATGCAGTGTGCGACCACGATCTCGCGGGTGAGGGAGGCTCCGCCTTCGTGGAACATGCGTTGGACTGCGACGGAGCAGTTGCGCAGGCCGAATTGCTGAACGACTTGGTCGATGGTGAGGGTGAACTCGCGCTGGAAGACCTCCGGGCGCATCGTGTCGTCGTTGTCGAGGTAGAACTCGCCTGCGCAGGGGTTGAGGCAGTTGATGACGGTGTCGAAGTCTTCCATGATCAGCATCGCCGCGGTGCCGAAGATCACGAGGTCGAAGAGTGCGATGGCGACGGCCATGTAGAAGTTGGATTCTTGGAAGATCAGGAGGAGGATCCGCTCGACCTCGGCGAGCCAGAGGCTAATTGGGCCTGTCTGTGTCGAGTCCAAGTGTCCAACTCGTAGACGGAACCATAAACGTGTGGGATCGGATGTACCAGTAAAAAGGGCTGAGGCCAAGTTCCGTGCCGCAAGTGTACCGGTCGAATCCAGGATATGTTGGTTGATTGGGGAGCCGCGCGCCATCTGGTTCGGGGTGATGATCCATTTGTATCTCCGCGGGAGATAGTAGTCGGCGAGTTCGCGCCAGTGGACCCACCAGGAGTAGCGGTTGGTGCGGAGGCCCATGAGGCGGGATTCAGATTTCTGGCGGAAGGAACGCTCGAACGCAGGGATCTCGCGCGTGATCGGGCGGAAGGTGGGGTCGTTGATGGCGCGGGAGTTGAAGGGTTGGGCCATCAGACAGCCTCCCGCTTGGATGGCTGAGAGGGCATCGCCTTCGGCGCACTCTTAAGCCGACCGAGTTGGTGCATCGTCGCAGCCGCCATCAGGAGGTTGGCTTCGCTAGGTTTGTCTGGAGCCTGCGTCAGCGCGCCGGAGGCTCCTGATGGCAACTGCGATGGTGGGAGGGTGATCATTGGCCGAGGAGGGTTTTCCCTGCAAGGTTCTGCGCTGGCGGCGGCATTCCCAGCTGCGTCGCGGAGAATTGCTGAGGCGTGCCGCCGCCGCCCTTTTTCTTCGGTGCGTCTTGGCCGAACATCGGTGGGTTCGGCGGAGGCGGAGGTGCTGCTGGAGCAGCCGGGGTTGGGGACTTGAACATCAGCCGGTCCGGATGTTGCGCACGGGGGTTGGCTTGCCGTGCGGGGCGAGGTTGCCTGGGGTTTCGGCGAGGACGGTTGCGGTGGTAGGTGCGACCGGGCCCGCGGTGGGCATGTCGACGACCGAGCCCGGCATGACGACTTGCCACTGGCCGTCGAGTTGCATGAAGTGGGGGACGGAGATTTGCACGCGTTGGGCTGCGACGGTCATGCGGCGAGCTCCTTGGCAAGGGCTTCGAGTGGGTCGTACTCGTGCTGGACGAGTGGGGTGGAGGGTCGGCCGTCGATTGCGCCGGCGGCGACGTGGGAGGCGAGGGGGTGTGCGAAGGTGAGGACGAGTGCGTCGAGGTCGTCGGGGGAGGGCACCCCACGCTTCATCATATCCTCTTTCCGTTCGAGGATGATTTGGTCTTTGTTGTTGAAGGTGTAGGTCAGCGCGAGCATTTGCTGGCGGAGTTCGGGGTCGTTTGGGATCGCACCGGTCTTCAGCCACGCGCGAGCGCGGCCGTACATCTCCGCGCGCTTGTTGGCGTATTGTTCGTTCGGGATGCCCCAGGGCTGGTTGTTGCCGTCAGGCTTGGAGCCGAACTGGATGTCCCAGACGTAGAGGTGGAGTGCGCGGCAGTTGTCGACAACGCCGCCGCCTACTCCACCGCCGTCGATGAAGATCCCGTCGGAGCGGTAGGATTCGTGGGCGGCGAAGACTTTTTTGGCGAGGTCAACGGTGCCGAGGCCGTTGTAGCGCTGCCATGGAGCAGTGCGTGCGTCGCGGCCCTTTCTAAAAGCAATGACGCTATTGTTTCCTCCGTATCGAGCAACGTCAACACCGACTGCAACGGCGGCAAAGATATCAGTTGATGCTTCTCGCTGCATCGCTGCGTCGACTTCGCTCGCATCGAAGAACTCCATCTCGCCGCGACGGGGGAACTGGCCGAGGATGCGGATGCGGACGTAGTCGCTGTCCTCGCCGTAGGCTTCGATCTTCCGTGCGATGTCGGCTTTGTTGGTGAAGGAGACCTCGCGAGAGTCGACCTGTTGGGTCTGCCACATCGAGGCGAACTGGCCACCGGCGAAGCATTCCTTGAACCGACCGGAGTTGCGGGTGGGGTTGCCGAAGACGCACCAGATGATCTGGGTGTCTGCGTCGGTGAGGGTGCCTTCGGAGACCTCCCAGATCTGGTCGGGGATTGCGGAGGCCTCGTCGAAGACGCGGATGATCCGTCGGCCTTTGTTGTGCATCCCTGCGAAGGCTTCGGTGTTCCGCTCCGACCAGGGGATCATATCGATCCGCCAAGTGCGTTCGTGCTCGGGGTGGAAGAGGGCGGTGGCGGTGAGTTTGAACTTGTGCTTCGCGACGAAGAGGCCGTACCATTTGCCGAGTTCGGCCCAGGTCTTCGACTTCAGCTGCGTCTCGGTGTTGGCGGTGACGTCGCCGCGCGTATGCGGCATGGTAGAGATGGCCCAGAGGAGGATCCAGGAGACGAGTGCGGACTTGCCAACCCCGTGGCCGGAGGCGACTGCGATCTGGAGGGCGAGTTGGACGGCGACAGCCGGATCGCCACCTGCTTCGAGGTAGGACTTGATCAGGTTGAGGACGTCAAGCTGCCACCGCTCGGGGCCGGTGTCGTCCTCAAGCTGCGTCCCAGGCTCACCCCAAGGAAAGGCCCCCATGACGAAGGCGGGTGGGTCGTTGGAGACCTCGCCGAGCCATTCGTAGAGATCGGTGTCTGCGTTCATTCCCCCTACATCCCTTCCCCAAGGGATTGATTAGGCAATCAATCTGCGAAGCGGTGGCGGGCTTTCAGCCGCCGTTGAACGAGGTGGACGACCTACAGAAAGGGGCCGAGGAGTGCGT